GCTATACAAGCAGAAATTGTACAACAAAAAAGACCCGGAGGTTTACTTGCATAATGGCTACATTTCCTTCTATAACACCGACATATTCTGGATTTACAAAAAGAAGTAATCCTGTAAAAAGAATTGTAAGATTTGTTGATGGCTATGAACACAGAATATTATTTGGATTAGCTGCTCATCAAAACCCTAAGATTTATACATTACAGTTTAATGTTACAGAAACAGAGTCAGATGTAATTGAGGCATTTTTAGATAGTAGAGCAAATGACCAAGCAAGCTTTACATTCACCCCTCCGGGCGAAGGTATATCAAAAACAGGGACTTACAGTCAATCTGCAACCACAGTTACTATTACTGTCGCAAATCATGGTATAGCAATAGGCGAAACAGTAGTCATAGACTACACTTCTGGCTCTGCTACAGATGGTACATTTATTGTTGCTTCATCTGCTTCTGTTGACACCTTCACTGTAACTGCTGCTGCAAGTGCAACTAATAGTGGAAATGTAACTGTTACTGTATCTGGTGCAAAACAATTTGTTTGTGAAAGTTGGTCGAAAACAATACCTTACAACAATAGAGCAAAGATCAGTACAACTTTTAGAGAGGTTTTTGAACCATGAGTTCCAGTGTAATTAGTGACATTCAATCTATTAATCCATCATCAATAATAGAATTATTTACTCTTACAACAACTACTGCTATACATGGCTCTGCTTCCACTTATAGGTTTCATGCTGGTTCAAGTTTAAATTCTAATGGCGAAATTGTATGGGCTGGTAATACTTACCAAAGATTTCCAGTACAGGTAGAAGGTTTTGCTTATCAAAAAGGACAAATACCAAGACCAACATTTACTGTAAGTAATGTTCTTGGAACTATTACATCCATACTTCTTACTGTTAATGAAACAACAACTGGTAATGATTTATCAGGAGCAACAGTAACAAGAATACGGACACTTGCAAAATTTATTGATGCTGTAAATTTTGCTGGTGGTGTAAATCCGTATGGTACACCAGACCCTAATGCTGAATTTCCACAAGAAATATATACGATTGACAGAAAGTCACAAGAGACAAGAGAAGTTGTAAGTTTTGAGCTTGCTGCACCTATTGACTTGGCTGGTGTTCGAAGTCCTAAGAGACAATGTACAAGAGCAGAGTTTCCTAGTATTGGTCGTATAAAAATATGAGTTGGAAGCAAGATGCTTTGGTTCATGCAAAAGAGCAAGACCCTAAAGAGTCTTGTGGTTTATTAATAGATATAAAAGGAAAAGAAAAATATTATCCCTGTAAAAATTTATCAAACTGGGCAAATCAATGTTTTATTATTGACCCTGTTGATTATGCAAAAGCAGAAGAAATTGGAAAAATATTAGCTGTAATACACAGCCACCCAATTACACAACCTATTGCAAGTCAAGCAGATATGATAAGTTGCGAAGATTCAAAGTTACCATGGCATATAGTGAATCCAAAAACAGAACAGTGGGGTTATTATGAACCCTCTGGTTATAAACCATCTTTGATTGGTAGACATTGGGTATGGGGTGTCACTGACTGTTGGGCTTTAGTAAGGGATTGGTACAAAGAAGAAAAAAATATAATTTTGAGAGATTGGGAAAGACCAATCACACCTGAAGAATTTATTGCAAATCCAATGTTTGAAAAATGTGCATGGCGAACTGGATTCAGACAATTAAGACCAGAAGAAAAATTACAAAATGGTGATTTATTATTCATGTCAATTATGACCAAAGGCTTAAACCATGTAGCGATTTTTTTAGATGGTGATGTTTTACATCATTTAGCAGATAGAATAAGTTGTAAGGAACCATACAATGAATGGTTGTTAAAATGTACTGGCATGAGATTACGCTATGCTTCGTAAAGTAAAATTATATGGCGACCTTGCTAAAGTAACAGGCCATAAAGAATTTGAAGTTGCAGTAAATACAACAGCACAGGCTGTAAGTTTTTTAATAAATAACTTTCCGCAATTGGAAAGTTATATGTCCAATAAATATTATCAGGTGTTATGTGATAAAGAAGATATTGGCATTGATGAATTACATTTTCCTGTTGGTCAATCTGATATAAAGTTTGTTCCTGTAATATCTGGTTCTGGTGGTAATTTAGGAAAAATTTTATTAGGTGGTGCTTTAATTGCAATGAGTTTTGGTGTTGGTGGTTTATTTACCTCGCCATTGGCTTTTGGTGGTGGTGGTATAGGTTTTGCTTCTGCTGGTCTTGGAGCTAAAGCTGCTTTTGGTATTGGGGCTGCATTGGTTTTAAGTGGTGTAAGTGGAATGTTATTTCCTGTTCCTAAAACACCAGAATTTAGCTCAGAGCAAGACCCTCGCTTGTCATTTAGTTTTAGTGGTACACAGCAAACCAGTAGGGCTGGAACCCCTGTACCTATTGTTTATGGTGAAATAATAACTGGATCTGTTGTTATTAGTGGTGGTATAGATACAGAACAGGTACAGGTATGACCGACAAAAGAAAAATTATTCGTGGTTCTAAAGGCGGTTCACCACCACCTCCTAGACAACCGACAAGAACACCTGATACTTTACATAGTAAACAATTTGCAACTTTTCTTGATCTTATTTCGGAAGGTGAGATTGAGGGCAGTGCAACCGCTTCAAAAGAAGGTATTACTGACAAAACATCTACAGCCTATAAAAATGCATATTTAAAGGATGTATTTCTGAACGATACACCGATATTAAAAGCAACAGCAACTTCAGCAAGTCCAGCAACAACTGATTTTAATTTTCAAGACGTAACTTTTAACTCAAGATTTGGTACAGCAGATCAAACAAAAATAGCTGGTATAGAAAGTAGTCAATCAACAGTACCAGTTGGTGTTACTGTAACTGCTGCAACGCCAGTAACCAGACAAATTACAAATACATCTGTAGATCGTATAAAGGTTTCAATTACTTTTCCTCAGATTCAAAAAGCAACAAATGAAGGAGATTTACTAGGGTCAACAGTTTCCTTTAAAATAAGTGTTCAATATAACTCTGGTGGCTTTACTGATGTTCATACTGATACTGTTACTGGTAGAACTGCTGACGCATATCAAAAAGATTTTTCTGTAGAAGTAACTGGTTCATTTCCTGTTGATATAAGGGTTTCAAGAATTACTGCAGACAGTACAGATACATCTTTGATAAATGAATTTCAGTGGACAAGCTTTTCTGAAGTTATTGATGATGCCTCAACATATGCAAACTCAGCTTACAATTCAATACGATTAGATTCACAACAGTTTAGTTCAATACCTTCAAGAAAATTTAGGGTCAGAGGAATAAAAGTAAGGATTCCGGGTACTGGTGCTTCTAGTTCTGGAACACCAACTGTTGATTCCTCAACTGGTCGTATTATTTATCCTTCTGGTTATATTTTTAATGGTGTTATGGGTGCTGCAGTATGGACTTCTTGCCCTGCTATGATTTTATTAGACCTTTTAACTGACACCAGATATGGCTTTGGCGATCATATAACAGACAGTAATCTTGACTTATTTTCTTTTGTTACTGCCAGTAAATATTCAAACACATTAGTAGATGATGGTTTTGGTAGTACAGAAGCTAGATTTAGTTGTAATGTAAACATCCAATCATCAAGTGAAGCTTTTGAATTAATAAATGAGCTATCAGGTGTAATGAGATGTATGCCTATTTGGACTGCTGGTTCAATTACAATTACACAAGATTCACCAAAGGATGCAAGCTATTTATTTAATTTAAGTAATGTAACTTCTGAGGGTTTTAATTATTCTGGAAGTAGTTTAAAGCAAAGACATACTGCTGTAGCTGTCTCATATTTTAATATGGACAGCCAAGAAATTGATTATGAAGTTGTAGAGGATAGTACTGCACAAAGTAAGTTTGGAATAATAACAAAACAAGTAAAAGGGTTTGGTTGTACATCAAGAGGTCAAGCTGCAAGATTAGGTAGGGCAATATTATTTGCAGAGCAAAACGAATCAGAATTAGTAAGTTTTTCTACTTCTATAGATGCTGGTGCTGTAGTAAGACCCGGAGCCATAATAGAAATCAATGATCCTGTTCGTGCTGGTGTACGAAGAGGTGGAAGACTTTCTGCTGTTACATCTACCACAGTGGTAACTGTAGATGATACAAATGCAACAGACTTTGCTGTAGATGCAAGTGGAAATCCTGTTGGTGATGCAAAATTAAGTTTAGTTTTACCAGATGGGACTGTCGAAATTAAAGACATAAGCAGCATTTCTGATGCAACAATAACTGTATCAGAGGCTTTTTCTCAGACACCAAATGTCAATACAATTTGGATTATTTCAAACGTAACTATTCAAGCGCAAAAATTTAGAGTAATTACTGTCGAAGAACAAGATGGTATTAATTATTCAATAACAGCACTTTCTTATGTTGAGGGTAAATATGCTTTTATAGAAGATGGCACAGCATTACCAGCAAGAAATGTAAGTATTTTAAATGAGTTAAGAGAACCACCAGTAGGTCTTACAGCACAAGAAACTATAGTCCCTATTAACAACCAAGCAGTGTCAAAAATATTTATAAGCTGGCAACCTATTGTTGGTGTAATTGAATATCAAATAAATTACAGATATGAGAATGGAAACTTTACTACTGAAAAAGTTTCAAGACCTGATTTTGTTATTTTTAATAGTCAACTTGGAACATATGAAATACAAGTATTTAGTTATAACGTACAAGGCCAACTCTCTGCTACATCTACAGACATTACTTTTGAAGCTGTTGGTAAAACAGCAGTGCCACAAGATGTTAATAATTTAAGAATAGAACCTATATCAGATCAATTTGTAAGATTACGTTTCGATAAAGCTTCAGATGTTGATGTAGTGCATGGTGGCAACGTGGTAGTAAGAGCATCTAACCTTGCAGATGGGACAGCAACTTTTACAAATTCTGTTGATGTAATTCCAGCTTTGCCGGGCAACGTTAGTGAATCAATTGTTCCAAATATAGTAACAGGAGAATATATTTTAAAATTCCGTGATGATGGTGGCAGACTTAGTTCTGGTGAAACTTCAGTAATAGTTAATAGTCCAGATCCTTTCCCTAAATTATCTGTATTAGTAGATAGAGAAGATACTGACGCAACACCTTTTGCTGGTGCAAAAGTTGATTGCTTTTTCAGTGATGATGTTAATGGTCTTGTTCTTGGTTCGTTAGATGAATTAGATGGTGTTGCAGATTTTGATGCTATTGCAGACTTTGATTTCTTAGGTGCTGTTGATATTACTGGTGGTTCTTATGAATTTGCAAATACT